TAAGCACCGCCATTTATGAGCAGAGAAATTTGGTAACTGGTTGGGATGGTCAATGGGGCACTTCAACAAATAGAATATACTCACCAACTTTTCGAGCAGAGCCAACTAACTTTTACTACAAAGCATTAACTTCCACGACGACAATTCCCACTTCATCTAATACCTCGTTAAGTTGGACACCTATTACAAAGGGAGACCCTAATGGTCTTGGAACTGGCACAACAATTACGGTTGTAAATTCTGCTAATAGCTTAATCAACGTTTCTGGCAAGGTGGGCATTTCACGCGTTGCTGGTGTCTATTATGTTTTAGTTATGATTTCAATCAATGGAACAGTTCATCGTTTTTACTGGGAACAGCAAGCCAGCGCGACATCGCCGACCTACGCCACTATTCCTTTTAACGTATCGCAAGTTGTTACAGCAAATGCCCAGGTAAATATTCAAGTGTTTCAAAATTCTGGTTCAAGCCTAACTATTGAAACAACAGAAGCATACACTGAATTAGCAATTACAAAGGGTGGAGATTATTTAGCATAATGCTTAAAGTATTATGCGTAATAAATGGGATTGTATCTATCCTAAGCATCAACAAAAATAAAAATAAGGAGCAAGTATGAGTTATTCAATCTCAGGGACTGTAGAAGAACATCTAAAATCTATAGATGATAAATTAATAGAATTACATACAATATTAACAGATCATATAAATGATGAAAAAGATTTAACACCTGTAGTTAAAGAATTAGTACAAGCTTGGAAAGCTGCTAGTTGGATATTAAATTTTGTTAAATGGATTGGTATTATATCAGGTTCAATAGCAGCTTTCTTTACATTATTAAAAGGACATAAACAATGAGTACTAGTGGATCAACTAATTTCTCTGTTACAAGAGATGATATTATAACTAGAGCTTTAAGTTTATTAGGTGTTACTGCTGCTGGTGGTAGTTATGATCTTACTGATGCTGCATTAGTTCTTAATACTTTAGTTAAAGCTTGGATGGCTGATGGTTTACAATTATGGTCCTTAACCTCTTACAATGTTCCATTAACAGCAGGTGTTAATTCTTATAGAATAGGTTTAGGACAAACTATAAATATACCTAAACCATTAAAGATTATTCAAGCTTTCAATAGAAATACTAGTACTAATATAGATATTCCTATGAGAATAGTTACTCGACAAGAATATAATATGTTAGGTAATAAATCTGTATCAGGTAATCCTATACAATTATATTATAGTCCACAAAGAGTATATGGTGATCTATATGTATTTCCTACACCTACTTCTGTAGAAGCTGCTAGTAATGTTATTGTTATAAATTATCAAAGACCTTTTGAAGATTTTGATACTGGAACAGATGAACCTGATTTTCCTCAAGAATGGTTTGATGCTCTATCTTATGGATTAGCTTGTAGATTAGCTCCTACATATGGTATACCAATAAATGATAGAAAACAATTATGGAATGAAATGACTATAATAAAACAAGAGGCTATGAATTTTGGTTTAGAAGAGGGATCAATGTTTTTTAGTGTTGATATGAGAACTTGGTAATGAGTAATCATAAAAATAAATCGCAACATAAATTTAAAGTTCTTCCAAAGAGATTTCAGAAATTGGTGAGGAATAAATAATGGATAACGTCTTACCATTAGATCAAATTGCTGATGCTATTAATAGAGCTAAATTAGGAAATCAAAAACATAAAAATGAGATGATGAGGTTGGGTACAAGTGATCCAACTTCATTTAAATCACAATTTGCTACACAGTTAAGTGAACAACAACAACCTTCTGAGTTTTGGGGTGCAGGTAGAAAACTAGCACAAAATCAAAATCCAGATCAAGAGATAAATGATTATGTTGGAGATGCATTACCAACATTAGGAGGTCAAAGATATTATTATGGGAATGTGGATTATTCTGTACCAGAAAATATACAATCTTTTATTACAAATGCTGGCTTCAAACCAACAACTTCTTCTATTAATCCAACCTTATATAATCTATTTGGTAATAATACACCAATAACAAAATTTAGAAACCAAGAATATTATAAAGGTGATATAGATCCAAGTAGAGGTCAAATAGGAATACAAGGTTATAACCAACAAGATTTAGGTGGTGGTCGATATAATATTTTAGATACTACTGGTAATTCTTTAGGTATTGGTTATAAAGGTTTAGAAGATGCTATTAAAGAAATAAATAAGGTAAACAATCCCAATCCTCCTAATTGGGATGCTATACATACTAATAGTCGTATGCTAAGGCCATTTCCAGATGTTTATTCTAATAAATCACCTTATTCTGCTGGTGATTTAGATAAATGGGAAGTACTTGGACAAGTATTATCAGGTTATGCAATACCACATAATCCTACTAGTAATGGACCATCAATAGCTTTATCGGGTAATGGAATACCAGAACAAATATTAGGATTAAATACATTATTTGGATCACAACCAGTAATATATAATAATGAATTAAAAGGTTATATAATGGATCCAACACCAGCAGATGAATCTATGGTAGGTTACAAAGATCCCTATACAGTGTTAAGAGAAGATAAAAGTGGAAAGACTAGATCTGCGTATGGTCTACAAAGACAATATAATGATATAGATACTTGGAAAAGGTTAACAACTAATATTGATCCTAATCAATTATATGTATCTAAAGAAAATGCTGGTAACTTACCTGGTTGGACAAATAATGATATTTCACAATACCATCATCAATCTGGTGGTATGTTTCCAAAAATAGTACAAGGTTTAGGAGCATTATTACAATTTACACCTTTTGCTCCTGCTGGATTAGCTCTAAGTACATTATCTTCTTTAGCACAAGGTAATCATCTAGGTGGTATGTTAGGAGCTATTACAGGTGGTTTAGGACAAGCTGGTGCATTTGATAAACTTGGTAATTATCTTGGTGAATCATTAGGTCTAGGTAAAGATGTGGGTAAATATTTTGTTAAAGGTGGTTTAGGTTCATTATCTACATTAGCTCAAGGTGGTGATTTTAAACAAGCTCTTCTTAGTGGTTTAGGTTCAGGTATAGGTGATTATGCTGGAGAAAATGTTACTGGTGGTTTATCTGATATATTAGGTAAAACAGGATCAAAAATAGCTGGTGCTGGTGTTAGTGGTGCTTTAAAGAGTATCTTTAAAAATGGTAATCCTATTGAGGGTGCTGTATCTGGAGGATTATCTTCAGGTTTAGGTGATTTCCTTAGTACTATGACTAATAACACTGGTGAGAATGTTGATTCTAGAAGAGCACAATCCTATAATAATTTAGGAAAAGTAATAACAAATATTGCACGACAACAATATAAACGGAGAAGATAATGGCTACAAGACAAAGTGCTCCTGGAGGAATGCAAAAAGTTAAATTACCTTTTTTTGGTTCTCCATCAAATAGAGGAACCAATATAGATAAAGATCAACGATTTGTTAATTGCTTTCCTGAGTCTAGAAAAACTGAACAAACTGAAATAACAAAAACATGGTTAATAAAACGTCCTGGTATAACATTTTATAAACAATTTGATCCTAATCAATTTGAAGCAAGGGGTATTATACAATTTAATAATAAACTTTATGCTGCATTTGGGTCAGAATTATTTGAAGATGATCCATTAGGAGGAACTGGAATTCCAACATCCATAATATCTATGACAACCTCAACAGGAACAGTAGGTATGGTTCTTGGTAATTCTTCTATTACTGGAGATTATTTATTTGTTTGTGATGGTGTAGAAGGTTGGGTTATAGATAGTACAGGAACAGTAACACAGATAACAGATTTAGATTTTCCAACACCCCATATAGCATCTCCTGTATTTTTAGATGGTTATATTATATTAGCTAAAGGTTCAGATTTATATAGTTGTGATGTAGATGATCCTACTGCATGGAATGCAGCTAATTTTGTATCAGCAGAAAGTTTTCCTGATGCTATAGTAGGATTAGCAAGACAAAATAATCAAATAGTAGCTTTTGGTTCTGAATCAACAGAATTTTTTTATAATGCTGCTAATGCTAGTGGTTCTCCATTTAATAGAAATGAAGCTGCTTTGATACAAATAGGATGTGCATCTAAAGATACTATATGCCAAACTGAAAAATACTGTGCTTTCTTAGGACAATCTAAATCAGGTGGTTATGGTTATTGGATATTAGAGGGATTTCAACCAAGAAAAGTTTCAGATGAATTTGTAGAAAGAGTATTAAATTCAGAAACAACAATAGAAAATACTAAAGGTTATTGTTGTAGAATAGTAGGTCATATGTTTTATTTTCTTAATTTATATACAGTAGATAGAACATTTGTTTATGATCCAGATGAAAAATTATGGCATGAATGGTCTACAGGAGCTAGTTTTGATGTCTTTGGAAATAGATTTGTAGTTGATTATGCTAGTGATGGGAATAATGGTTATTTCTATGGTCAGGTAAGTAATAATGGTAATGTTTGTTATTTCGATGCTTCCGCTGGAATAGATAGTCCATCATTTGATCTAGGACCATCTCCACAATTAACTTCTATAGATGTTGTAATTAGAACAAATCGTATAGATATGGATACAACTTATAGAAAAAGATTACATTCTTTAAGATTATTTATGGATTCTGCTATTGGTACAGTAATAGTATTATCTATGTTTGATGATGATTATGACACTCAAGTAGGGTATACAAGTTATT